TTTTTTCTTTTTTTTCGTTCTGTTTTAAGAACAGCTTTTCAAAATCCATAATCACACCCCTTCTATTGCGTTGCTTGGCATTTTTACAATTTTACTGACTACCACATAGTGCACGCCTAATATCAGTACCAGCACTTCATCCCCGACTTTTAAAGTGTCCTCAAACCATATATCCTTGTGACTTTTATATGTTCCCGAACCTTTAACTGTCGAATGGCCGTGAGTATGCGGAGCAGGTCCGTTAGCAGTTTCTGTCTGAGTAGATGCGTCAATAGTTATCTCATCAATCACACCGTCTATCTTATAAAGTCTGTGGTAATTCGGTAATAAAAAATTAGAGCAGTATATCTGCTCCGAAGGTACTTCCACATTATCAAATTTTATTTTCAGTTCAGGCGGTGGACTGGTGACACTGGCTCTTATAAAGTTGTTCGCCTGCTGTTGCACTCCGCTGTCAATCATATCATTTAGAATCTCAAACATGCTCATTATTTACCACCTGCCTTTTTTCCTGCCTTTTCTTTTTTAGTTTTCTTATTTTTAGATTTTTTGGATTTCGGCTTGTCTTCAAATTCAGTTTTATCCATCACATTCTCGAAGGCCAGCTCCACATCACAGTAATATACATCATTTTCCCAGATATGCGTGTCATTTTTTACTAAAAAACTGCCGACAAGGTTTGTATGCGGCTCATGTATCCCTATCGAATAGCCACTTTGAATAAGAACATTACCAAGACAGGTTATATTTCCTGTTTTTTCAACGCTTTTCAGCATTTCCTTAGCGTTACTGATGTTATCCCTGTCCTTGTCGTACTGCATCACTTTCTGAAATAAACCGTACTTCTCCTTATCTTCTTTATTTTCCACCTTATCAACTATCTGCGACTTTTCTTTTTCAGTTTTATATATGACAATCTGGTTCACCATTTTTTCGATGTCTTCACCATACTTGGAGCTTTTTATATCCTGTTCGGAATGTAACAGCACATCGGCCAACGCTCCCTGCTCTACCACTTCTATTTTCCCGTCATTGCTGACAATCGAGTATATTTTTTTATCCTTCCTGTGCTGTATTGTATACGCGTTCAGGATTATCTGATACCCGCTACGGTTAACCGCGGGATATGTGCAGTCAACTATATCCTTCGGTAAATTTCCCACTTCCAGTTTCAGTTCTCCGCAGATCTCTTTTAATATCTGCGATGGTTTTTTCTTATTAAAGTTTTTCACAAAATAGTTTTTATTCAGGTATATGGAGTTGTCAAAACAGCTGAAAGTTTTGATTTGACTCTGCCCAGTCACTTCCACAGAAAAAACTTTACCGATAAACAGTTTATCCTCATCTACGTAAAACTCTACCTTATCACCCAGTTTAGCAATTGTGCTGTCATCTAAATATCTCACTTCCAATGTCCGCGAAGTTCCGTTTATTCCGCCTTTCCAAGTTATTCTTTCAAACTTTTTAATATGTTCTTCGTTATTAACAACTATCTTTAACATTTTCTCATTCCCTCTTACTTTTTAGGATTTATCAGACTGTCAATTTTTCCTTTTATTTTATCTTTCAGTCCGTTCTTAATATTTTCGAACCGCTCTTCCAGCTGATACTCTTTAATCGGCGAAGTTTTGCCTGTATGACGTTCATAGAGTTCGTTAACATCATCGATTAGCCTTGTCTGCTTCCTTGCCTCTATCAGACTGAGCGAAATATCGACGTCTCCCGTCCTTTCCTTTATTTCATAATCCAGCTGTTCGATATGGCATTTAAAATAAATGCTGTAGCTAGGAACTATTAAAGTCAGGACTTCTTTATTATCCTTGTACTTCTCCAGTTTTTTTATACCAGCCATCGGCGAATGACGGTTGAATAACATGTTGTAAAACTTAGATTTTTTGGCGGGTAAAAATGTGGAAAAGCTTACTTTTTTTATATTCTTTTCCCCTATCAATGCTACTTCCCCCACATCTAAAATCTTTATAACCTCACTGTTCTGACTGCCTGTAATCTTAAAATCTAAAGGGGGTATTGTAAAAATAAACGGATCTGTATCGTACAGCAACATGAATATTGGTCTCATAACTTTATAAAATTCCTTTCCTGTTTATTGCGACGCCTGAATCTGTGCACGTAAGTTTGACATCATTGTATTATATGTATTCTGACTGACAATTTCGGCTATCTGTCTTGCAATGCTCTCAATTTTAGCCGTATCGTTTATAGTTATATTTGACAGCTGTGCCGCTATCTGGGCATTGGCCTCATGATTGATAATTTGTTCTACAGATACAGGTTGAGGTACCAGCTGTTGTGGTTGCATCATATTTAATCTGTTATTTAAAAGATTAGGTAAACCGTTTAAAGGGCTTAACCCTGTACTGAGGGCATTAGTTATAGCTGTAGTGTCCAGTGGCTGTAGAGGATTAGTGTTCTGCTGTTTAGATAAAAGCTGACTAATTGCACTGGTTAACTGTGCAGTCTTATCCTGCTGTGTAAGAGCCAGATTCTGTTGCGATATCCCGAGCATCTGCTGTATTGCCCTTGTATCTAGTGTTATTACCGGCATAGCTTCGTATGATTTTCTCGCATATTCCTTCTGCCTTGCAACTCTTGCATCTTCTTTTTTTTCCGCTTCTGTCCTCAAATCCACATTGTGACCCATGTAGCTATAGCCACTGCCTTTCATGTACCGGTTTGTATTCGATGAAACGTCAAAAGCTTTATTTATTGCATCCCGTTTTTCCTTTTCCAGTTTTTTATTTTTAGGTTCAATCAGTTTTTTTACTATATCCGGAGAAAAATAACCAATTGCACCACCTATTGCCGCACCTACTGCCGTTCCTACCGGGCCTCCTATTGCTGTTCCCAGTGAAGCTCCCCATGTTGCACCTTTCACTCCAGCAATTCCCCGCAACCCTAATTCCGCCGCCTTTACTAATCCATCAGCTGTACCTTTTAATCTGTCAGGGTCTAACGCTCCTGTTTTCTGCCATTCATCAACTTTTTTCTTAAAATCATCCATCCATTTGGTTGCTATTGGTGCAAATGCTTCCCCTATTGATATCTTCAAATCTTTTAATGTAGATTGGAATTGTGCAATCTTATTTGCTGTCGTGTTGCTCATTTCATCAGCAAATTTATCAGTAGCACCTTTAGCATTTCTTACCCCGTTGGCAACTTTGTTGTAATTTTCTTCAGTAGTTCCCATAAGAGAATCAAGTATTTTCATACCTTCTCCGCCAGCTATTATTGCCAAGTATCTGTTTCTTTCTTCCTGGGTAAGGTTAGCTGTAGCTTTTTTCAGCTCATCAGATATCGTTTTCAATCCTTTGAACTTACCCTGCTGATCATAAAGCTGTATGTTTAGGTCTGTCAAAGCATTCGATACTTCCTTCGATGGATTGGCAAGTCTTCTGTAAATTGCAGCCAAATTACGCCCAGCCTGTCCCGACTTAATTCCGTTATCCGCAAGTACCCCTAACAGGATATTCACATTTTCAAAGCTTTCAAAATTCCTTGAACTCGCCGCAACGTATTTATATGCTTCCCCTAACATCTGCACGTTAGTGTTTGCATTGTTACTTGTCGTAACCATTACATCCATAAGCCTATCTACTTCGCCTATCGACATACCGAAAGCCGATAAGTTGTCAGTAACTATGTCAGAAGTCTGGGCAAAATCACTTCCAGCCGCAATCGACATTTTTAAAAGTTTAGGTGTCATTTCTAATACTTCATTTGTTTTCATACCTGCCATTGCCTGATACATCTGTGCTTCTGCCACTTCCTGTGCTGTAAATTTTGTTGAACGGCCTAAATCTCTTGTCTGTTGCATAAGCTGTTTTTCCTGCTCTGCCGAAGCACTCATGATAGCCCTGTTCCTTCTTACCTGGTCTTCCAGATCGGCGTAAGACTGGACAGACGATTTCAGTACACCGACCACGGCCGTTGCCCCAATACCGACACCGACAGTTGCCATTGCCCCTCTTACCCCGTTAAAAGTATTTTTTAATTTATCAGCTACCCCGGCAGTTCCGCTTTTTAATTCCGCCAGTGAGCTTCCTACCTTTTTAGCCGTACCTGAAAATTTATCCTTCAGTTCAAGCAGGGCACTCAGCTTGTACTCACTCATTCTCTGCTACACCCCCAATCATAAGGAACATGAATAACATTTCTGAATTACTCAGTTCCCTTAAGCTCTGTAAACTGTGGCCACAATTCAAATAATGAGCGACTGTTTTTGCTTTCCAGTCGCCCCTGATTAGTTTTTTATTTCTTCAACCAC